GCGACCTGCTGGCTCATGCCCTCCAGAAAAGCCATCACCTCCGAGAGCCGGAACTCTTGGGTGTTGCCATTCAGGTCGGCGATGTCCTTGTCGATGACCGAGTAGGTTTCCAGATTCCCGCACGCGTCGGTGATCTGGGCGGTGGTCGACTTGGCATTCGGGACGCCAGCATTCAGCAAGCGCCAAGTGGCCTGAGGCAGGCCGGTCCGAACGGTGGTCTTATGGCCGGTCGGCAGGTTGCCCTCGATGACGTACATGTCCTCGAGGATTTCGTTGGTTTGCGACAGCAGCTCGATGATCGTGGCGATCTTGTAGCCATCTTCGAGCCTTTTGGCCCAATCCGCGTAAGTGATCGCGGTTGTGCCGACAACAGTGGTTGCCATTATGCAGCTCCATTACCAGCAGAGGGGAGGTTGGGATAAAGTGCCGCGGCTGCAGACGGACGTGGCCGGACTTCGCCGGTCTTTGGATTGACGTTCGCCGGCTCACCCCGGACGTAGGTAGTCCCTTCCGTGAGCTTGCTGGCAAAGGCATGGAGGACCCGAACAATGGGCGGGTTGTCGCCCGCGCCGGTCAGGTCCATCGCCGCCTTGAAGTCAGAAACCAACTTGGGGTCGAGGGTAGATAAAGCTTTGTTCACAGTCGTGATTAGCTTCGAGTCAGGGCCGAACTTGCCGTCCGTGCCAACGAGCTTCCCGAGGTCCTCGGACGCCAACATCTCGTCGCGCCAGCCCTGGCGGACTTCCATCCAGCCTTTCATCGCGTCTTCGGACGTCTTGACGCCGTGCTTCGAGTAGACGTCGATCAGCTTCTGCGCTTGGTCCTGGGTGAGGTTAAGCTCCTTGAAAAGGGGCTCGACTTCGGCCATCGCTGTCGCGTCGATTTCATACCCTTCTGGGACCTTCCACGATTCATATTTCTCTGGCGCGCCAGGAGGCGGAGCTTCAGGCGTCTTAGGCTCAGTAGGCCCTGGAGGTTCAGTAGGCTTGGGCGGTGTAGCGGGATCGCCCGCAGGCGTAGGGGGCGGGGCCGCATCCAGTCCAGCGGATAGTGCTGACGTAGGAACATTATTCGTCGGTGTCGTCGGTGTCGTCTGGTCGTCCGGCATTGGCTTCCCTCATCATTTGAATGTAGGCGTCAGGGCAGGCCCTCATAACGCCAGCGAAAATAAAAAGCCCAACGCTTCGTCGGCCCTCGTTAAAGGCCCCAGACAAAGCATCCCCAGTGAACGTGGAAGTCCAAATCCCGCATGAAGCGATGAGATCGTGCGTCCACCTGCGGCCAAGATCGGAGGCCATGAGGTTCTGCAACACGATGTCATCTTGGGCCAGGCGTGCGAGCGCGGCCTTCTCGGCCCTTCGCTTGATCTTCTCTTCGTTGGCATAAAGGTCATCCATCAGCGGGCCTCTTCAGTACAAGGGCCGAGGCCCCCGCACGCATTGGCATTTCAGGAATCAGAATCTGGATCAACTCCCAGCCTTCGGCCCCAAGCTCGTTAAGCTCAGCCTCGATATCGTCAGGCGAGGCATGATCTATCGCCGCGATCTTGTATTCCCACTTGGTCATGACGCCCTCTTACATGGACGGTCGGTTTCGATCTCGTCGGTGGAGCCCACAGGCCGATGCCCGATGGCCCCACAGATTTTGCACTGGTAGATGTCATTGGCCAAAGCGCCAGTTTTGGGGTCGCTGGTCGTCACGGACGCGTGGTCCCAATGATGGTCGAGGTATTTCATGCGGCCCTTCCGAGCATCTGGCCCAAGGCCCCTGCGGAGGGATCGGTTTGCGATAGGTCGTTGGCAGCCTTGGCCATACCCGGAACGGCCTGCATGGCCTGCTCTTGCTGCATCTGCTGCTGTTGCTGCTGCTGGCGGGCCTGTCGGATAGAGGCTACGGCCTTGTCGCCGCGGATCAGCCTGGGGTCGTTCCCACGGAGATAGTTGTACCGCTCCAGTGCGTAGTCGATGTCGATCTTGTCCACCGACGCCGGATCGAGCGGGGCAAGGCCGGTCACGATCTGGAACAGCTCTTGGATACCAGAGGTTCTGGCGGCCTCTTGGGCCACACTGAGCATCGAGATGAACTGGATCGAAAGCTCCTGACCTTGAACCTCTTCTGGGGCCGGCGGCAGCAGATTGCCTCTGGCACAAATACCGAAGGTCCGTTCAACCGCGCGTGAGAGGAGTTCGAGGTTAAGCCGATGCACCACCGGCCCCAGCATCACCAGGCTTTCGGCCTTCCGCATGTTCCACTCATAGGCCGTGATATTCGAGCGGGTCGGAAACTGGCTTGCGGCCTGGAAAAGATCGTTGAAGAAGGTCTGTTTGACCCGGTTCCGAACCAGCTCCAGGTTCTCCGTCATCGGGGCGAGTTCGATCCGCCAGTTCCCGTAGACCGGCGTCATGCCTGGGTTCGGGGACGACATCATCCCGGCGATGTACGTCACCCCACCAGGGATCATCGAGGCGGGCTGGTTCTTTAGCTGGAGGTCGGCGATGAGGGGAGGGTTGACTTGCTTGTCGATGCCCTGAGCCTGACGGCGGACTTGGAGCTGAAGCTGCTTTGTGTCGGGAAGCGCATCCATTGCAGGGCTTCGGCCGTAAGCATCGTTGGCAACAGTGTCCCACCTTGGAGTAAGGTGAGGAGCCTCATTGAAGCCTCGCTTTTCGAGGAGGCCTGGGGTATAGGAACTTCCACCTTGAGGGCTAGCACTTCCTCCCCACTCCCAGTAGACTTCTCGGTATTTAAAGTGAGCAGGAACTCCAAATCTTCTTGCATTGTCGTTGGGCTCGATGGCATGGGCAACCACGATCTCCCTTGTACGGCCAGAGCCGGTTGGGTCCATGTAGAGCGTCGCCACGGCCTGCGAGACGTTCTCGATCCCCCATCGCTCGACGGTCTGGGCCACGGTGTAGGTGAACTCACGATAGAACACGTCGTTCATGTTCAGCTTGTGGTTCACGTCTGCGTAGAACTCGCCAAAGCACGGGTTGACACAGTTAATGACGTTGTCGAAGTCCTCGTAGATCAGCATCGAGGCCGTGCCGAAGATCACGAGGTCGAAGTATAGAACGGCCAGGGCTTGGTAGAAATTCGACTCCTGGAAAATCCGGTTAAGAATCTCCTCGACCTGGTACAGCCACACGGAGATCGGGCCGGTCTGCGTCGAATCCACTCGGCCGAACCGGAGGCGGAACCAGGGCGCGGTGGGGTTGGATATCCCGTACATTATTCCGGCGGCGAGGTTTCTTGCCGAAAGGGTTGGTGTTGAATCCAAGATGTGTTGGTTGATCGGAGACCCGCGACCCATCTGGTTTGGCGTTACCAACCATTTGTATCTCCGAGGGAGGAAGAAGTCGGCCAGCTCGCGAGCATGAGTCCACCAGGAGTAGCGATTAATGCGAAGGCCCATCAAGCGGCCTTCAACAAAGCGTCGAAGCGCCAGGTCTTGGTCGCTCGGGATCGCGATGTAGTCGCGGACTGGCGTGATGGCGTTCATCGCCTGGCGGCTTTCATGGCCTTAAAGGCCTCAATCGGATCGTCCGGTTCGCGCCGGTCTTCGATATCCGCCGTGGCTTTAGGGTTGAGCCGGCGGAGGAACTCTGGCTCCATTCCACGGAACCGGAGGTCGAAGGGCGTCGGGTCCATCAGGCCTTCAGGGAGCTTGCCCTTCATGTCGGACATTGTGGCAAGGGCCATCATATAGTCGGTGTCGGAGGGACTCTCTGCGGCAAGACGAGGTTTGGCTCCGCGAGGGACAGTGATGGGCATTACCAAACCCTCCCGCCCAGCGGGCTCTGTGCATCACGCTTTGGGTCGCCATCTTCGAAGATGCGGCCCTTTGCGCGAACGAACTTCTGCGTCTCTGCCAGCCGTTTCTGCACCCCCGCTACGCGGTCGAGATCGTCCTCGACCAGCTTTTGGGCGGCCTTGATCTGCTGTGCGGAGACTTCTTTGGGGGTTTTCATTGGCCTAACAGGGTCTTCTGCCCGGTGTTGGAGGGGTTGGTTTGGCCTAGGATCGTGGACCCAAAGCCCTGGGCCTGACCTGCCATTGCGCTCTGTCGATTACCGGCAGCGGCGGTTACGGCCGAGCCAAAGATTGGCGGATTCGGCGGCGGAGGTGGGGCCGGCGGCAAAGGCGGCGGTGAGGGGGTGGAGATCATTGGCCGAGGAGGGTTTTCTGCTGGGGTGGCGGGATCAGCTGTTGGTCCATTGTCGAACCAGGCGTTGTGCGACGAGGGGCCGCCTGGGAAGAGACCGGCCCACCACCAGGAGTCGAAGGCGTTCTCTCGGCCCTACTGGCAACGCCGGTTTGGGCTATCGCCATCGTGGCCCAAGGTGAGGCCAAGTACGGCGGGGCGCCGGCGGGCAGTGCGGCAGCGGAAGCGGGGGCGGAAGTCATGCGGCCTCCAGGGGATGATAGTCGGTCGACACCACCGCGTAGGGATGGTACTCACCCACCGGGGCAGGGACAACCAGGTGTTCGTACCCCCCGTATCGAGTGGCCTTCTCTTCGATCGGAACCGCGAAGGTCAGGCAAAGGCCATCGACATCGTCAGGCGAAGGCTTGCCCTCTCGGATCATAACCTCCTTAGAGGTGAGGATGATCTCGTCCTTGGGATTGAAGGTATAGGTGATGGAGAGAAGCTGCTCTCGGAGGTCGGCATCCTTAGGCAAGGCTCCAGTCCGTATCCACGAACGCAGACTCCCGTACATTTCCGCACGCTTATTGGCGTATTTTTCGCCAAGGGTATTCCACTCCGTCGTCTGAGCAGGTTTTCCTCCGAACTGAATACCAAAACAGTGAAGTTGCATATGTCGCACTTGATCCACGACTCCACCGCCGACTCCACCTTCATCGATCATTACTCCATCTGCCCGCAGCTCCCGATTAGCTTCGACGACCCGGTACGCCAAGTCGATCGTGGAAAGGCCCTGGTATCTTCGCCGAGCGCGGCTTCGCGCATCCCGGCCCTTTCGTGGGAAGATCACCGAGAAGTTGGCGCCGAATCTCGCGACATCGACCCCGAGGGCCAAGGGTCCGCCTGGCTCCACTTCACGAACCATTGCGGCATCGATATCGCCGGCGTTGAAGAATTCGAACTCGCCTTGCTTTGGCGGCTGTCCGAGGACTCGGATTTTGACAAAGTCGGAGTCAAGGCCATAGTAGGTGATCCAATCAGCTATTTGCTTCTTGTTGGTGAAGCTGACCTCGCGGGAGTCGACGCACCGGGTATGCCAGAAGGTTTGGGTCACGTCGAAGCAGGCCCGAAAGCGCCCTTGGCCCCGGGTAATGTTGCCGAAGACGCACCAGATAATCTGGGTATTGGCATCGGTCAGTGCGCCTTCGGCCACTTCCCAGATTTTGTCGGGGATGGCCGAGGCCTCGTCGAAGATCAGTAGAAGGCGCTTCCCTTGGTTGTGAAGGCCCTGAAAGGCCTCGGTGTTGCGCTCGCTCCACGGGATCATGTCGATCCGCCAGGTACGCTCGAGGTCGCGGTTCTCGGGGAGTAGGGCCGTGGGCGTCAGCCGGAAGTGGTGCTTCCCAATGAACAGGGCGTACCACTTGCCAAGCTCGGCCCAGGTCTTCGTGCGGAGTTGGTTCTCGGTATTGGCGGTCACGACGCCCTTGGTGTCCGGGAAGGTCGTCATGGCCCATAGGATCAGCCAGCTGACGCAAGCGGACTTCCCCACCCCGTGGCCCGAGCCTGTGGCCTCGCGGATGGCCTGTTCTATAGACAGCCCGTCCCGTACACGTTCGAGGAGGTCGACTTGCCATGGCTCTTGGGTCTTGTCCTTTAACTCCCCTTCGCCCCAATCAAAGCCGCCCTGGACGAAGCCCAAAGGGTCGTCCTTGACGGAGGCTAGCCAAGCAAAGAGCTCCTCGTCGTTCACGGGCGGGCCTCGATCCAACGGCCGTTAAGGCGAACGCGATTTGGCCTTTTGGCCTTTTGACGGACCTTCTGCACAGTGGTCCGGGTCACCCCAAACTCGGCCGCAACGGCCTCGATTTTCTCGCCGTTATCGCAGGCGTCGAGGATCGCTTGCCGCTCCCAGTCCTGAAGCCTTCGGCCTCGATTCACCGGCTTAGCCCCATAAGCCTTGCATGAACGGTTTCTTTGTCATGTCCATCCCATCCCCCAAACCACTCCGGAAGATCGGCAAATAAGAAGGCCTGGCTATCGTGGTAGTGATAGCTGATCTGGCCGGTAGGCAACATTATATACACACAGCCATGCCACTCCGGGTCCCATCCTTCAATCTCAGTCTGGGCAATGCCTGAAGGATACAAGCGGGCAAGGGCAGCGACTAGATGGTTGCGCTGGCGATAGGCCTCGTCCTTTTCTTCTTTGTCGGTCATATTCGCCTCAACGCCACTACGTTATCCATCACCGCCTGAGGCCCAAGCTTTCTGGCCTCGTCCAAGGCCACCTTCCGCTCGATGGCCTTGTTCAACCTGGCCTTGATGTCGATGTTCAGGTTCACCTGCATCGATTGCTTGCCAAGCCCTGTCCGGTCGTCCGTGTCGGCCATGATGGCAAGCAGAGTCCTGGGCTGGTCGATCTCGTCGTTCTCCAACTGCTCGACGAGCTTTTCCCCTGCCAGTACCGCCGCCCGTCTGCGCAGGCTAAGCCTGTAGTCGATCTCCGAAACAATCTCATCCGTGACGCCTTCGGCCATCGTGGCGATCAGCTCCGCGCCCGCAGGACTCAGCCGGAAGTTCCTGATCGTCGGGGGCGACCGGTTCACGATCCTCGCCACGTCGACGTC